TTTTAAATAATACAAATATTCACCCATAAACGCCTCATCATTGATTGCTTCTTCAAAACTATCTTTTACTTCATCTAACGCAACTTTTAATACATCAGGAACAAACTGTCCCCCAAACTCTCCAAATTCTAACATATTTTTTCTCCTTAATAATATTCCTCACCAATTTCTAAACCTTCATCGGTGATTACCTGTTCGGCAATACCGATAGCTGAGGCAACCCTATCAAGACCACTCTTTGCTGCTTTATAATAGCATTCCTCTAACGTTTTTGAAAGCTCCTTTATAACAGTTTTTTGCTCAAGCTTAGCAAGTTCTACTTCAGTGGCAGTGATCTTATCAGCTAATTCATTATAGCCAAAATGAACCGCATCAATATAACATTCCTTCAGCTTTTGTTCAATGCTTTTAATTTGATATAAGTTACTCATAATTTTTCTCCACTTAATTCATATTCATCATTTAATTCTAAGTACCAATCAAAAACTCCATCGAGTTCATTTATTGAGATCATATCCTTAATAGCATCAACTGACATATATTTCAAGCACATGATCAAAATATCACGAACATCAATAACTTCTTCATCAGCCATTAATACAATAAAGTCACGATAATCCATTATGCTGTCTCCTGCATTTCTTCATCATAGATGTGTTCAAGATCACTAAAGGCATCGTAAACCACCTCGCCAAAACCAGAACACTCATCAACAAAGTCAAGCATTTTGTATGCCTCTACTCTATTACGATACTCAGGGAAATGACGATTAATCAATTGTTTGGCTTCATCACCAAGATCCTTCAATTCCCACAGAATCGCTTGTAAACGATCCAACGCCAATTCTTTACCTTCTAAAATTGCTTTGTCCATAATCTTTTCCTTATTCTTAAGCTTTTTGTTGACCGCAATCGATTTCAACTATGCTATTAAACTTGTCTAAAGCATCGGTATAGTTGGCAGCTTCTAATACAATAAGTGCGTTACCAAATTTAAATGTTTTGAATTCGTATCTGTTCATTAATCTTCTCCTATCAATAATCGAACATATCTTCTGTGTTTTCTTCAGTGAGCAACTCAGGATTGGCTAAGACTTTTTCAATGGTTTTGTCTACCATTGACTCGATAGCAATCTGAAACAAATCACCATCATAATTTCCTTTGTAGCACATACCAGTGGTATAAGGCTTGATTGTCTTATAAGTGAATACATCAACCACACCCTTGTCTCGAAGAAAGTTAAGAGCACCAGACGTGTCGTTACCCATACCGTTGTTGTAAAAATCGTACGCCAATCGACTTACCGCACGAATCAGTTCGCCGGCAACAGTTTTAGCGGCACCCATCGCAGGCATCAACTCATCAGCCCACTTATCATACTGTTCCTGATATTTGCCTTTTTGATTCCAATATGTGTTTTTCATAATCTTCTCCTAAACTAATAAACTAAAATTAACCAATAAATGCCGGCGTACCGTCATTGTAAACAGTGACCTTAATAGACCGAGAACCACCAACAAGCCATGCACTGAGAGCATCGTCAGTGCTGCAATTGGTGTTGGTGTACTCCCAATAAAAGTCAACATTACCGAACAATGCACAAACCTTGCCTACCTCCCTGAGCAGGGTTTGATTGATGGGCTTGGTGACACGCTGACCGACCTCAAGAGCTGTAAATTTGAATGTTTTCATAATTGATAATCCTTGTATGTTTCCCTATTCGATGTAACCATTATAAAATAAATGATGAAATAAGTCAAATTTATTTCCTGAATAAAATCAATCACTTATAATTTTTTTCATCTTTTTTTCGGACGGCAAACAGCAGTTACTAGTTTCCTGAACTAAATCAATAACTTAGCGGGTACCTGGGATTTTCGGAAAAAGTCAATGGGATCAATGACTTAGGGACTTGCTGCTAAATCGTCTCTAGCGGCAGTTTATTCTGGAGATATAGGAATATACCTATTGGAAGGGAAATGCTGCTAGACCAACTTACCAGCTGTATACAGTTCGAAGTACTTACGGACCATCTTTTCATATTGTGCTACGGGTTCAATAAACACTAGGGGTGAATCATCAGTGACAGCCATCAGAATAACGATCTGTTCAATATCAACACCATAATGTTCTTTGACCATAATCGAATATGCTGTTCCCTGCATGAAATAATTTAGAATCTGATCCTTGGTCTTAGGTTGTCGTGATGTTTTGAAATCAAGGACAGTGGGTACGCCGTTATATTCACAAATCAAATCAGCAGTTCCTGCAGTTTTGAGTTGATCAGAATACATTTGTAATTCAACACCATAAATTTTATTGATATTTTCATCGAGGTATGGTTGAATCGTTTTGAACTTTTCCAATGGAATAGGCATTGCGTCTTTCCATGACGGATCATTCAAAACATATTTTTCGGCAATATTATGTTGACTACCAATTTTATTAGCGGTTTCGGTACCGACACGCTTACGCCATTCTTGAATCCCTTTGCGACTTAAATAAGAAAGGGCTGTAGTCACTGATGGATAATAATTACCCTGTTCAGTGACGTACAGCCTCTTTCCATCCTCGTGTACTCGCTTGAGTACCTTCGGTTCAAATAACTTATGCACAAAATTCATAATATAAAGACCTGTTATTAGTCGGCAAGTTTTTCCATGGTAAATTTACCAACACACTGACGAAGCAACAAACCGCCAGATCCAATATTAAAACATTCTTCACCAAGAAATACTCTCAGATCATAATCTGCTTTCATGGTGCCATCAGCTTGTGGTGTCAATTCAACACTACCAACTGGATCACCGAGTTCGGTTTCACCACTCAAAAAACGAGAGGTTGGTTCGTGCAATGGTACGATGCAAGGAAACTCTTCACAAGTTGCACCAGCAGTCAGGAATGCCGAACTACCGTCTTTACGATACAAGTACCAAGTGACTGCATGACCGAAGCCACCATCACGGTTGATTTGAATGCCATGACCAGATTTGCTAGGATCATACCATTGACCAGCAAATTCGTCACTGGCAACAGCAGCACCCATAGTTGAAAAGAAAAGAATTGTTGCAAAGATGTTTCATATTATTTCTCCTATAGGTTGAGTTATTATTTATCAAGCACAAAGATCAAGTTCTTCTCGAGCAAGAATATATTCTTTCACCAATCTACTACGGACGATATCATCCGCAATAAATTCAACATGAGCAAAATCAGACAGTTTATCAATTACCTTCATAAATGAGTGAATACCATCACGTTCATGTTTTCGAGTCAAATCACTTTGTCGAAAATCACCACAAAAAATGACACGACAGTTTTCGCCAAACCGAGTAATAATGGAATCAATTTCGTGGAAGTTCATATTATTAATTTCGTCTACAATGACAATTGTATTATTCAATGTTGTTCCACGAACAAATGAGGTACAAAGAAAGTTGACCAATTCCTTGTGTTTGAGTATATCGTACGCATCGCCTCGATTGAAGAGTTCATTACAAATTGCTTTATACGGCATTTCATAAACACCAATCTTTTCTTGTTCTTTCCCAGGTAAAAAGCCAATGTCCCTAGTTGGAACCACACTTCGTATAATTGTAATATCATTATATTCAGCACGATTTTCATAAAATAATTCTTGAAAGGCAAGATACATTGAAATAAATGTTTTTCCTGTTCCCGCCATACCGTGGAGTAACAAATGCTTATCATCATCATAAGCATCAAACGTTAATTGTTGACTCCATGTTTTCGGTTGTATTTCTTTTAATTTCAATCCTCGTTGTGGTTCTGTTCCATTCTTACGTAACTGTCGTTTTTGTTTTTTTGTGAGTGACATAAGTGGCCTTTTTATGAGTGAAGTTAAAAAGTATTGATGGTATTACCTCTCCCACTTGCTTTCTTAATACTCTTAAGAACATCACGAAACCCACCATCAGGCTTTTGGTCCCGACTTCTGACCGTTGGTTGTGCTGTTGATATAACTTGCTGTAAATGAGGATGATCTGCCTTGAACTCATCGAGTTGTGAGATTTTGAGAATGAGATCAAACTGCTCGTCTGTCTCTTTGTTTTTAAACGAATATGTTGGCATATCAATCCTATTTATACAAATCAGTATTCACAATCATAGCCATATTCCATAAGGTCATCAACATTATTTGACCTTAAGGCATTTTCCATTTTCTTGTAATTTTTATTACGTTCTGGTACTTTACGACCATAATCACTATACAAGTGTTCATCACGCGAAAATGTTTTTCTATTTGACTTACTCATCTTTCCTTCTCTTATGGCAACAACGATGGGAATGCTTCTCGTACTAACTTTTCCGTGATTCCCTTATACGGAAGTTTTTTATCTTTAACTGCTAACAATAATTCAGCTTCTGCTGGTTCAATTGATTCAAGCAATTGAACAAATAATGTTTCTCTGCGGAGAGGAGATAAATTAGGATTACCACCCTCAAGAAACAAATACAATCGACGTTGTTCAGTATAAAGCACGTTTTCAATATCAAAATTGTCGCATGGTTTGTAAGGTGGTTTACCTTCAGGCAATGCAAACTTAATGTTTGGATCATACACATATTTCAAAAGTGTTTTCATCAACGTATTAGGATGATGACTCTTTAAAAAATTCAAACGATCCTTACGACTCTTAATTTCAGATGCTTCCTTTAAAATTGTACTAACGGTAGGCATTTTCATTTTAAAATTCTCCAATTTTTTCTGTCAAGTTTTTCAATTTATTAGCAATAAAGTAATTGAATAGACGACTACGATCACGATTTTCTTGATCATTATATTGCTCTAGGATTTGTTCACTGATATCAGAAGGAATCATTTCTAAATCAATCAATGCTCTATTTCGATTCCAATTACGCAATTCTTCATTCGTAAATACTTCCGCAGGGTCTTTGCCATTCAATAATTCTGATACCCATACCTTTAATTTCTTCGAGGTAACAGGACGTTGGCGACCTTCTGAAATGAAAATATCATCCTCACTGAGGAAATTAGGGACACCATCACCTGCATCACCTTTAATAATATGCTCATAAAGGAACTCAGTTGGTCGTTGATTTTTTAACCAACGTTTACGGACAGGATCATATTGACTTACATTTGAATATTTTTGTAACTGAACAAAGTCCTTATCGCCTGAAATAATCAAAATAGGCTCACCACCAAGTTCAGTGCCAAATTCATTACACAGTGTACCAATAATATCATCGGCCTCTGCACTCTTAACTTGAATGGTACGATAGGGAAAGTTATCTTTAATTTCATCACGAATTTTATTCAATGATTGAAAGATATTATTCCAATCGAGATCAGAAGCATCCCGATTCTTTTTACGGTTGGCTTTATAATAGGGGAAATAAGATTTACGCCAATAATTTTTATCGTCACAAGCAATGATCAGATCATTACCAAAGTCGGAACGAAATTTCACAAGATTTGAGCGAATGGTATTCAAAATCATGTGGCGTAACAGATTTTCATCCATCACAATTTTATGTCCACCGAGGGACATCATTAGGTTTGAAATCATTACCTGATTTAAGTCTAGAATTAACATTTTATAGGTCTCAAGTTATTTATAATATAATGGTATCAAAAACTAAGGTATATGTCAATCTTCAATTTCAGATAATACAACTGTCATTTCAGCATCTGCATTTTCAGGATCATACATCATTTCTGATATACCCTGAAAAGGATGATCAATACCCTCAACACGTAACAATAAAGAATGAACTGCATCTAATACCATCGAAACACTTGCCGCATCTCGCTCCTCTTCTAGCCAATAACCATGATTATTCAATGCTTCAATCAATTCACCGAGCAAAATATTTGATAAATCTCGTAATGATTCTGATTTTTCTTTATCTGATAATTCCGTGAATAGAGTTGATTTTTGTAATTCTTCCTTTGTTGGAAATTTTACTACGTTTGACATGATTACACCTTATAATTAAATTCTTCAGAAGGAACAGAACGATCTGTGATCTTCGAATTTAGCGACATGAGCAAATTTTTCCATTCACTCTTTCTAAATTCCCATGAGAAGAAAACATTTGCATATTGCTGTGTAGTTGCAAGTCTGTCACGGAATGCCGCGTCTTTATAATTATGTAAAACAGTATCCAATACACCGTAAAAGATTTGTGCATGCATATTAGGGTCTTCATGGTATTGATACATGTGTGTCCAATTCGATGCGGTTTCAT